CAAGCATTTTCACAAGATGCTTTGCAAGAAATCATTGAAGATAAGGGTTTTTCATTGGTATCTGCTGATAAGTTAGAGTGTCATTTATCAAAAGATAAATTTTCATGCACATATGAACTTAATGTTAAGCCGACGTTTGAATTAAAAGACCTATCTTCTTTAGAGGTTCCAAAACCTTATTTAGATGATGATTATGATCAATTAATTGCTCAGAAATTAGAAATCTTACGTAGAAGAAATTCAACAGTAGTTTCTTTTACTGAAGATGATTTTGTACAAGAAATGGATTCTATTATCGTATCTTATTCTTGTTTTATTAATGATGAGTTAAAAGAAGAATTATCAGCAGAAGATGAAATGATGGAGGTTGGCTCTTCAAAAATTAAAGAGTTTAACTCAAACTTGTTAGGTATGAAATTGGGAGATACGGTTAAGTTTTGTTTACAAGATAAATCCGCAATCTCACCAGCGTTAAAAGATTCAAAAGTTGAATTCTCTGTAACATTACTTGCGGGTTCAAAATCTCATCCCGCACCACTAGATGATGACTTGGCTATTAAATTCGGTTTAACATCATTGGATGAATTAAGAAGCCATGTTTCTCAAGCGGTACATTCTGATATAATGCTTAAAACTCAACAAAAAATAAATGAAGCAATTGGTGCTAAATTATTAGAGATGCATGATTTTAAAGTACCACAATTTCTTTTAGATGCACAAGTTAAAACACAATCTTTAATGTTGGGATTATCAGAAGATAAATTAACTGATGAATTAAAAGAGCAATTTTATAGTAGAGCAGAAAAATCAATTAGATTATCTTTTATATTAGACGCTATTAGAAAAGAAGATCCGGACGCTAATCTTACAGATTCAGAGGTGTTAGAGCTCCTGCGCAAGCACGCCGCGACCGCTGGTCAATCTCAAGCTTTCGAGAGAGTGTTGCAGCAGGCATTGACAGCCGGAACGTTGAGCCTTATGTTTCAGCAGGTCAGGGACACTCACACTTTAGAGTCACTTTCAAAAAATGTAACATTACTACCATAAGGAATAAAATATGTCAGATGATCAATTTCCAGACCGTTTATTAAAAAAATTACCAGAAGGTTGGGCTGATTCTATGCAATCAGCAGACTTAGATGCTTTGAAAAAGGCAATTGTAGAATGTGAAGGTAATTTGTATGTGATTCAAAAAGAAAAAGAAGGAGACGAAAAACTAAATGCCGCCAAGGCTTTAGTGAAAGATTACTCTTCTGCATACAGAGACGCTTCAGCTGTGCAAAAAGCCAAAATACAATATGCACTTTGGTTAATGGATAGTAGGGGACATAACTTAGATTCAACAGAAGCCTGAGATAAAAACAACCAAGCAAAACTTGGTTGTTTTACTTTTATGAATTTTGAAAAAATAAAAACAAATACCTGCTGCGGTTCTGAAACTGTGGTTTATATCTTAGAAAAACCTATAGATTCTAATACGGCAAAAAACTTTCAATTATTCAAAGAATTAACGCACTTCACCGCGAATGGTATATTATACCTCGAAAGTGATTTTGCTATAATTACGGGGAATATAGGTCAAAATAAATTGACCTTAAAATTCAAAGACAAAAATACAAATAACACACAAAACATTGTAGAAGAAATATTACATAATTTATGAGAACGTCTCAAAGAAGGCAAAAGTTGTATGAAGAATACGAAACAATACTTTTAGCTTTCCATGAGGCTTCTCATATTGTTATTGGGTTATTTAACAATGTATTTGTGAATAAAGCGAAAATATATTCGGATAAGTATCTTCATGGATATACTTATTATTCTTGCAAAGAAATTCTTTCAAAGAAATCTGCTGTAAATTTATTATTATTTCTAAAAGCCGGTATTGTTGGTGAAACTTACATTTACAAAATAAATACCGGCATTTCTTATTTACCTAAGATTTTAAGAAATTATTCTTATTTTGATTTCAAAGAAATAAAAGAAACTATAAGAAAATATAATTTGCCAAAATCGAAAGCTTTTATTAAAAAAATAAATAAAAAGGTTTTACAGCAAGTCCAGAAGCTTTGGGATGATATCTCAAGAATTTCACATTATTTGTTTAAATATAAAACAATATCCTTTTTTAAAATAAAACAAATACTATTATCCGGTAACAACAAACATTTTTGGCTAGAAAATAAAATATTAAAATAATGAAAAAAAAATTAAAAATAAGACTCAAATATTCTCTTCAAAATCTAGACGAAGCTTTAACTTTACTAAAAACCGTCACTGACGAACAACCATCACAAATATTGATAGTTGAAGATGTTTCATTATTTAGTGATTGTATGATTTTTTTAAAATCTAAACTTCAGTCTCACTTCATACATAATATCCTAAACAATGCTTGCGATGATGTATCCGTATGTCAATATGCAAAGGAGTTATTTAATTATACATCTAATACATCACGTATATTCGATAATTATTACTCTGATAACGTTTTTGTATTTCTTTTTAAAGATAAAAAGATATTGATTGAGAAATATGATGTAGGTAAATATACGGTTATGTTTTTGAATTTAAAAGATCAAGTTCATAACGAAAATGGTCCTGCGTTTATATTAACAGGAGCCTCTAAGAAATTGGAAATTTGGTTTAAAAACGGATTAATTCATAACACAAATGGTCCAGCCGTTTCCTTTACAAATAAAAATCCTAAAATAAATTTAGTTGCTTATTTTGAGAACAATGAATTAAAACAACAAGTTCAACCATCTATTGTTTCAAGTTTTGGAAAGAAAAATTCATATATTCACACAAATTTCAAAACATATCTAAAATATATAAGTGAACCATCTCCTAATAAAATTAACGCTTTTGTGAAAAAAGAATCTATTAAATTAAATTATAATAATAAAATATTTATTGATTCTGATAATCTAAAGAAATTGTATGCACGTAAGTTTAAAAAAGTATATGAATCAGAAAATGGATTTATATACATGAATCGTTTGGGCAAACACAATGACAATGGACCGGCTGTGAAAAAAATTGAATATACAGAATCATATGAATATAATTCATCAGAAAAACCAAATAAAAAATATTTTGCTCAAATGGATAGTGATTCGTTGCGTAATGAATCTTCTGTTAAAGCAAACACAGCAGAAATACAAGCTTTCATGATAAATTATAAATATTTTCAAAACGGATTACTTCATAATAGTGAAGGACCAGCTTCTGTTTGTCATTATGATGATGGCGCTTTATTTGAAGAGTATTATTACAAAGGCGCCTATTGTGGAGACCAAAATACTTTTAACAATAAAAAATGGAAAAAATTTGTTGATTTGAAAAATATATTTTAATTTTTACTTTAAACCCAAACGCCATTTCATTAACAAGTTTAATGATTAAGCAAAAGGAAAAAATGGATTTCGTTAATTTACATAACCACACTGAATATTCTCTATTATCATCTATTTCTACAGTTAAAGACCTTTTTAATAAAGCGAAAGAACTTAATCAAACAGCAATTGCTATAACTGATTCGGAAACCTTAGCCTCTGCTTGGAGTGGGTATAATTTATACAAATCTACTGGGATTAAATTCATTATAGGTACAGAAGTACCTTTTACTGATGATGCTAATAATAAAGAAGAAAAACTAAGAACAGTTGTATTAATTGCAAAGAATGCAATTGGTTATAGAAATCTTCTTTCTTTAAATCTTGAAGCTTTCGAACAAGGTGTGTGTTCTTCGAAAAAAAGAACACCGGTTTGTGATTGGAAATTATTAGAAAAATATAAAGAAGGTTTGATTTGTTTAACTGGTTCTGGAAACGGAATCTTAGCAAAAGATATTTCTTCTTATAATAAAGAAGCTGTTGAATTTAAGATCTTAAAATTAAAAGAAATGTTTGGCGATTCTTTGGGTTTGGAAATTCAAACCACAAACATGAAAAGAAACGCAACATTTGAACATGAAGCTTTTGATCAAAACTTCTTAAACAGACAGCTTTATACTTTGGGTAAAAAATATAATGTAAGGGTTGTTGCAACTACAAATTCGCATTACATTTCTAAAGATCAACATGAAACAAATGATATTTTCATGGCTATTGGTTCTGGACAAAATAAATTTTCTAATTTCAGAAAAAAACTATCTTCACCAGATTTTTACCCAAAATCAGGTGAAGAGGTTTTTAATTTCTTTTCCAGAAACTATCCAAAAGAAGATGCTTTAGAATTTGTTTCTAATTCAGTTTATTTTTCTGATTTATGTGAGAAACCTGATTGGATAGATCCTAAGTTTTCTAATCCAACTGGAAAAGAACTTCCATCTTTCAATCCAGCCATGGAACAAGATTATTTAGATTTTAAAGATTGGAAAGAAAAGCATTTCCCTTCTTTGGAAGAAGATAAATCTTATTTAAGGTATAAAGTGGCAAAGGGAGCCGAGGCTTTCTTCTTAAGAGAGAATATTTCTGAAGAAAAAAAGAAAGTTTATTTAGATAGGCTGGATATTGAATATGAAGTTTTGGAGTTCCACAACTTATCAAGTTACATGCTTATTGTTTCCGATTACACAAATTGGGCAAAAAACAATGGAATAGCTGTTGGTCCAGGGCGCGGTTCTGTGGGCGGATGTTTGGTTGCATTTTTTACAGGAATACATGTAGCTGATCCTATCAAATATAATTTAATATTTGAGAGATTCCATAATAAAGAGAAGTTTTCTTTCGCAGATATAGATCAAGATTTCTCTACATTACGAAGACATGAGGTTGAGCAATACATTATTAAAAAGTATGGTTCTAATAATGTCGCACACGTATCAAATATAAACACTTTAACCCCTAAAGTTTACGCAAAAGACTTATCTAGAGCGTGTGAATTTGGTGGAGACAGACAATCCGCTGTTGATATTGGTATAGAAATAGCTGATAGTATTACAGATAAAGATGTTAAAAACATTGATCAAGCATATGATAAGTGTTCATTATTTGCTGAATATGCTAAAAAATATCCAGAAATAATTTTGCACAAACAAATTTGTGGTAAAATGAGAGCTTGGTCAACTCACGCTGCCGGAGTTATCATTGGTTCAAGACCATTAAAAGGCTTAGTACCTCTTCGTATGGATAAAGATGGTGCTATTGCTTTGGAGATGGCAAAAGATGATGCCGAAGCAAATGGGTTGGTTAAAATGGATTTGCTTGGCTTATCTACTCTTGATATTTTAGAGCAAACAAAAGAATTAATAAGAAAATCTGGAAAATCAGTTCCCAAAGAAATACCTTTAGATGATTATAAGACGTATGAGCTTATATCTAGTGGTAATAATCTTGGAATTTTTCAATTAGGCACTTCTGGTGGCACTATAGAACTTTGCAAGAAAATCAAACCTAAAAACATAGAAGACGTAAGTCATATCAATTCATTAGCCAGACCATCTGCAAAAGATATTCGTAATGATTTCATTCTAACCAAAGAAGGTAAAAAACCATTTTCTTTGATGCATGAAAATCTACGAAGAGCATTTGGTCCGACTTATGGTTTTGGTTTGTATGAAGAATCTTTGTTTTTCTTGGCTCAAGATGTTGCTGGTTGGAGTTTGCAGGAAGCTGATCGTTTAAGAAAACTTACAAAAGAAAAAGGTAAGAACCCACAAAAAGCCGCTCAATGGAGAACTGAGTTTATAGAGCGTTCTATTAAAAATAATATACCAGAGGATATTGCAACTAGAATTTGGGATGAAATCGTAGTACCATTCGGTGGTTACGGCTTCAACGTATCTCACTCTATTATGTATTCAATGGTATCTTATTACACTGCTTTTTATAAAGCAAATTACACCGTTGAATTTTTATTAGCCAATTTGATTCAAGAAAGTAATTCAAACTCTCCAGATGCTGATAAAAATTGCTTAAAATACAAGAATGAACTAAGACAGTTGGATATAAAAATCTTACCTCCAGATATTAATCTTTCTTCTTTTAATTATAGTATTTCTCATAACAATGAGCTTATTACTGGATTTAAAGGTTTAAAAGATGTTGGTGAAGATGCTATTAATGACATCATAACAAAGCGACCATTCAAAAATTTCTTTGACTTTATGGTTAGAAGAGACACTTCTAAAGTAAGGTCAAGCACAATTAAAGCTTTGGCGGCTTCTGGAGCGTTTGATTGTTTTGACTTAAACAGAAGAACAATTTATTTGTATTGTGCTGATTATGGTAAAAAGCTACAAGTATGGTTAAAGAAAAACGATCCATCTGTATCAGAATTCAAGTACCCATTTCCTAAAGAAAAAGATTTTTCTTTGCAAGAAAAATTTGCTTTAGAAACAAAATACATGGGAGAATCTTTTTCTTGCAAACCAAAAGTTGGATATAAGGAATTATTCGTACGATCTAATAATACAGTTGTTAATATAAACAAAATGAAAGACAAGTATCCTGTGGATCCATTTCATTGTATTATCAGAGATTATTTTGAATTTAAGATTAAAAAAGAAGATTCAAAATTATTTGGAAGATTAATGGCTAAGTGCACAGTGGAAGATTCTGATGGTCAGACAATTTCATTAACCATATTTCCAGACGCTTTGGATAAGTTAAAAGATATTACAAGAAAGCTATCTATTGAAATTGAGCCTGGTATTGGTTTGAAGTGTACATGTGTTGTTAATGTTTATGATGGTGAGACTGGTTTGATTTGTAATGATTTTTACAATGTATTACCAATACCACAACCACCATCAAAACAAGAACTTGCAGATCGTAAGGTGTCATTACGCACACCTAAAACTAAAGATTTGAATTTGTCTTCAATAGAGGATGAATTAATTAACGAAGGCTTAATAGAGGAGTTTGAATGATTGCTGTTTTATTTATGATATATTTAATATCATTATTAATGCTAATATTTGGGATACACACGCCACCTGGTAAAAAATATTTAATATTTTTGTACCACGGATATATAAGAATTGTTTCTTTGTTAAAATTTGGCGAACAAAATAAAAAGTAAGGTTTTATGAAATGTAAACATTGTACATCAGAAGTCGATCCAAAATGGACGTTTGCTATAAAGCAAAATATATGTCCATTTTGTGGTGATTCCATTTTAGACCAGCAATTAGTAGATGGGCTAGTATCCTTAGATCAACTTATCTTATCTTTATCTCCATATAAAGAAGATATAGTTGAATTTCTTAAATTAAAATTAATTGATTTTAATTGTTTAATTTTAACTAATGAAGAATATGCATTATTAAATAAAAAAACTGAAAAACAAGTTCATAAAACATCTGAACCTGATAATACTGAAGGTAAAAAGACAATTGATAAATTTTATGAAAGAACAGATATAAAACAAAATTTGGAAGAAAAAGATAGATTAAAAGATCTTGTGAAGAAAATACAACAATCCGGATCTGATTTAATGATGTTATCTGATGATGGTCAAATCTCTCAAGAGACCATACAGCCAAAACAAATGAATTATTTATTAGAAGAATATAAAGCTAAACAAGCTGATGATGACGACTATTTAGAAGATGAAGTGCCGGATATGGTATATAGGAATGCTGCTAAGCATAAGGGAAATAATGAGGGTTATGTACCAAAACCACGCAAACCAGATATGAATAATGGGGTTTTTAGGAGAACATGATAAGAATCATAGATAATAAAAAGGTAGACATAACAGATGATGAGTTTGAGATTTATAAAAAACTATGTGATTCTTACAAGTCAAACGGTGGACCCATATTATTTCATGACTTATTTGAATCTAATGATGATGGTATCATATTATTTTTAAAACCACCATCAAAAAACTTTATTTCATATGAAATTATATTTTTTATAATTTCAATTTTCCAACATCAACATATTCGTGTGATGTATAAAACATTAGAAGAGTCTATTTCCTCTTTTAAAGAAAAAGAGAAAAAATTGCATGAATCTTTTCTAGAAAATCAAAAAATATTACAAGAAAATATAACTCTATTAAAAGAAGAAATAGCTGAGCTTAAAAAGAAAGTAACATAATAAAACCCATATTAAAGACCCAACCTCTGACTGTTATATGACAGTCAGAGGTTTTTTATGAGTAAAGTTAAAGATATTTTAGGTGAACATGAAGATGAGTTTTATGATTTTGATTTAACAGAAATTCAAGAGATATTGGCTCAATTATCTACAGATCAGCCTTTAGATATTGCTCATGCCGAAATGATTCAACAAAAAACGCTAAGAGCAGCTGATATATTAACTGAATACATTAGCAAAATAGTTAAAACAGTTTCTTTATTAGAAACAAAGTCAAATTCTTTAAGAAACAAAGCTGCATTAAATTACTCGGCACCAGACGGTAAGACAACAGCTGATATGAGAAAGTGGGCTTCTGAGTCAGATCCGGAAGTTACAGAATTACAAATAGCTTTAGCAAAAGCTAAAGGTACAAAATCTTTATTAGATAAAAAATATGAAATAATGATTAAATACCATCATCATGCAAAAGACATAGCACAAGGTATAAGAAAAACAATAGTAGGTTATCACCCAACAATTACAACAAATACAGATTGGTAAAATATGAGCAACAAAGCATTAGAAGCATTTTTTAAATCATACACAGAAGCAGAAGAGGATCTTGGATTTCACATGGCATCTGAGGTTCAAAAAGTTCCTATGGAAGTTATTCCAACTGGTTCTTATTTACTAGATGACGCACTTTCTTCTGGAGGTCTGCCAAAAGGAAGATTAATTCAATTCTATGGCGCTGGAGGTTCTGGTAAAACATTAATGGCTATGCTTGGAATAAGAAACGCACAAGCAGCTGATCCAACCGCAAATCAAGTTTTCATTGATGCAGAGGGTACATTTGATGCCAAATGGGCAAAAGCACTTGGGTGCGATGTTTCTAAAATCATCATCATAGAGGGTGATAAAGCTGTAAATGGTAGAAAATGCTTTGAACTTCTTTTAGGTGTTCCAAAAGAAGATGCAAAGCATGTCCTAAAAGGAAAATCCAAAGAAGGATTATTTGACAAAATAATTAAAAAAGAGTTAAATATTAACTTTTTAGTTTTGGATTCGCTTGGTGCAATTATCCCTCCTGGAGAGGATACATCAGCTGTTGGTAAACAAAACATGTCTTTGATGGCTAGGTTTTTATCAACAACACTTAAAAAAGTTTCTTTAGAAGTAAAAAAAGCAAATGTACCATTCATTGTAATTAATCATAAAAGAGATTCCATGGATATGTACGGACCAGATCATACATATGCTGGTGGCAATACTTACTCTCACATGTTAAGTGCAAATATTTATTTTGAAAGCGTCTCTAGAAAAGATGCTCAAATTTTGGATGAAAAAGAAAATAAAATTGGTCATACAATTCGAGCAATAATTGAAAAGTCAAAATTCGGACCACATCCAAGAAGATGTGAATTCAAAGTAAATTTCTCTGTTGGTGTAGTGGACTTGCATGAGGAAATAGGCAAGCTAGCATTGGCATATGATGTGGTTAAAAAACCAACATCTGTTACCCATGAATATAAAGATAAAAAGTGGGTAGGAGAAGCAAAATATTTAGACGGCATCAAGCAAGATCCAGAATTATTTGAAGAATTAAAATTAGCTGTGTCTGAGGCTAGGGCAAATAAAAAAGATAGCACCACTGACGACCCGGTTATAGTAAGCGATGAGCCTGATGAAGACGACTTCCTCGAAGGCTTAGTCTCGGAAGAAAAGAAAAAGAAAAAATGAGCGATGTAACAATTAATGTTCATAACGCAATAACGCATAGCGTCCCAAACAATCCTTTATTTCTCATAAAACTAAGAAATGGTAAATTTGTGCTTTGTTTATCAAAGCCAGCCACTTCAAACTTTTTTGCCGAAGTTAAGGGGGTTTTTGTTGATAAATCTGTAATCTCAGGAGATGAGGTTGCATTTTTCAAACAAAATGCAAGACGTATTTTAGAACAAACGCCAATGGAATCAAGGCTTGAAATCTACATACCAAGCAATAGAATATCTTATATATTAAACATATCATTTAACGCAAACAAGGTAAAACAATGAATAAAACCACATTAAATACGGATACAAAGATTTTAGTTGATACATTAGTTGAAATTTCTAAATCGGGATTTTCTGGTACAATGACAGACTTAATGACCAAACTTTCTCAAAGTGGTTTAAGTCCTGCAAAAACAGCCAGTCAATTAAGAACTGTGATTAATACTATTATTCACAAAGTTAGAAACAAAAAAGTATCAGTTAAATTCATTCGTTCCAATGATAGAAAAAGAACACGTTTAGTTTACATTAAGCCAAGCAAAAAAGCAAAAGCCTAACATATACAAAACAAAATAGAGACAATTTTAAATTGCTCAACAAAATAATAAACAAGGAAAAATAAAATGGCAAAATTCGGTGAAACAGATTGGTCGGAAGAACCACGCGGTGGAAAATCAGCTTCAGCAAAAGATTTATTCTTAAAACTACCTCCAGGTGAAAATGATATTAGATTCGTGTCAAAACCATATCAATATCTAATTCATAACTACAAATTAGAATCTGATACAGGTTATGGTACAAGAATTAAATGCACAGGAGAATCATCTTGTCCTTTATGTTTGGCTGGAAATAAAGCAAAAACAAGATGGTATATTTTAACTATTGACAGAAGATCATCTCGTGCAAAAATCCTTGATTTAGGATATGCTTTATATGCACAAATTAGAACATTAGCAAATAACCAACGTTGGGGCAATCCTTCGGGATATGATATGACAATTACTGTCAATCCAAAAGGTGGAGCTACTAATTATTACACCGCAATGCCGATTGAAAAATCGCCATTATCGGCTGAAGATCAAAAACTCGTTGATGATTTTGATTTAGAAGAAATTGCAAGAAGATGCTTACCTCTAAGTGTAGAACAGGTGCAAAAAGCCGTTGAAAGATACGAGGAGGAGCTTGCTAATCCACAAGGTGCACCACAACAGATGCAACGACCAAAAGCAGCTGCACAACCAGTCGCCCAAGCAAAACCAGCAGTAGTTAAAGCTCCTGTTTTTGATGATGACGATGATGATGATTTTCCATCAGCATTCTAACAAACAAACAAATTAACATAAAAGCAACCTTTTAGGTTGCTTTTTTGTTATATATACTGTATGATTATAGCAGGTTTTGACGTTTCAACAAAAACAGTTGGTTGGGGTATTTTATCAATAGATAATGGTAATATTTCTTATATAGATTCTGGTTATTTTACCCCACTGAAAACTGGTAGTATTTTTGAAAAATTAGACTTTTTAAGAAAAAACATATTAGATATTTTAAATAAATACAATCCAGATAAAATTGGTATTGAAGATATTATCAAGTTTATGAAAAATAAAAGCACAGCACAAACCACATTAAGTTTAGCTATTCATAATAGAACGGTTGGTTTGGCGTGTTATGACTGGTTAATGGAAAAAAACAAAACTTCGCCTGAGATGTTTAATGTTATGACAATCCGTCATGGTATAAAAGAAAGTAAAGAATTACCTAAAAAAGAAATGATACCAGATTTAGTTGCTAAACATTTAAATATTTCTTATCCATGGGAGAGGTCGAAGTCTAGTAAAAAAAACAAAAATGGCAAAATCAAAGATGAGAATTTTGACAGGGCAGACGGAATTGCTGTGGCGTTATATTATGGTAAGCGTGAGACCAAGACGTTATACAAGAAAATTATAAAAAAATGATTGAAAACAAAGATACTTTAAATAAAGTTATTTCATTGTCTAGTGACCTTTTGTTTTATTTTGAAGAGGCAAAAGATTACAAAACTTATATATTAAATAGATTCTCTGAAGAAACTGTTAGGGAGTTTAATATAGGTTATTTTCCCAAAACTATGTTTTTAGGATTAATCAATCAGTATATTGACACGAATGATTTAATTAATTTGGGTTTGATTAGTCAATATAACAATTTTTCATTTTTTGAAAATCACAATTTAATCATCCCTCATTATGATATAATAGACGCTCCAATATCTATTATGGGTAGAACGATTTTGTCAGATGATAAAAGGGCAGATTTATCTTTACCAAAATATAAGAATACTATTTTCAAAAAAGGCAATTATTTGTTTAATTTAAGCAAAGCAAAGCCACACATCTTAGAAAATGGTTTTGTTTATATTGTAGAGGGTCAATTTGATGCGATGAAGTGTTGGGAAAATGGAATTAAGAATGTAGTTGCTGTTGGTTCTTCATCATTATCATCGTATCAGTGCGCTTCTATATCTCGTTATACAGATAATATGTTTATACTATTTGACAGTGACGAGGCGGGTTTTAAGGGTAGGAATCGTGTTGAAAGTAAGTTTTCTGACAGAATGAACATAACAAATGTATATGTTCCATTTGGTTATAAGGATATTGACGAATATATTACAGCAAATAAAGAGTTTGCTATTCAATTTGAGTACGAATAATTTTCATTCGTTCAAAACATTTGATATAAATATAAATATGGATAAATCAGAAAAAAGAAAAAACAGAAGTGATTCGTATCAGTTTTTAATTTTAGAAACCCCCTGTACTCATGATATGATGGAGGCATTTTCTAATAATGATTCAATTGAGTATCGTTTGAATCCATTTGCTTATAATGAAGACTTATTGGATTTAGAGGATGAATTAAAAGTTGAGTTTTGGCGTATTATCAATACAATGTTAACAAAGCGTCAAAAAGAAGTTATTACTTTATATGCTGATGGTTATACTCAAATGGAGATAGCCAAAATGTTAAATGTAAATCAAAGTTCAATTACAAAATCTTTAAATGGTAATGTTGATTATAAAAAAGAAAAAAAGACACAATATGGTGGTTCTTTACAAAGATTAAAGAAAATTGCAGAAAAAGATTCTAAAATAAAGGATATTTTAGATAGAATGCAGAAGTTAAGGGAAGATAAATTTTAAAACACAAGCAATAATAACATATTGGAGTTGAATCAAAAAAACTTGGAGCCAATTAAATGTCTTATAACAAAGATCTTTTAGAAAAAATTTTACTTAAACAAGCTTATAAGTTATCTGATGTATCACATAAGATTGAAAAAGTGGCTTATGACATGGTAAAATTCAAAGAAGACGACGATATGTCTAACTTATGGCAAATTGTAAATGGTGATAATGATGATGAACAATATATTGTCGCTATGTATGATGAACTTTTAGAGAAGAAAGCCTCTGTAAAATCGCCATGGCAAGTTGTGGTGGATGATGAAAGGCTTTGTATTTTTTATAAAAATGAGAATATAGCTAAAATCGCAGCTAATAAATTAGGATTAAATAAGAAAGATTTGGCACTTGTTCCAAGTTATTTGCCAAAAACTCTTGTAACAAATAAGAAAATGGTTTCTTCTTTGTTAAATGAAGTATCAGCATCCATGCGTCAAGAAATAATTAAAAAATTTCCAGAATTAGGCTAATCCAGGAAACGAATATGAAATTTAACAAAATAGATAAAATTTCTCAAAATCTTGCAGCGCAAATGGATAACGAAAAGCCATTTCTTGCATCTGTAATAAGAGTAAAGCTTGCAAAATTAGCTGAAGAATATCCATATGATCAAACTGTTATTCAAATGAGTAATATTTTGAACAAAATAAGCGAAAAAAATCTCTTTATCAAAAGAGCTGAATTAAAAGATATTTACAATAAATTCCAAACAAATTCAAATGTTGTTTCGGAATACTTATCTGAAGAGCTTGGCGATTTAACTAGTGGTTATTTAAAACCAAAGTATGCATCAACATCAGATGAGGTTTTACCCGTTTATCAAAGCCAAGATTTAGTATTACAAAATTTATTAAATTCCGTTTTAAATGGTGATGAAGTTAAAGCTTACTCACAAAAAGTAGCAGATGCCGCTGTTAAAAAAGCAGAAACCATTTTAGAATTAAATGGTGTAAAACCAACGAAAATATCTGTGGCAACTGGTAATGAGCAATACATAATAGTATCTGCTTCTTTTGACACTCCAAAAGGAAGCACATCTTGTTTTATACCAGTAAAAACATCTTCTGACAAAATATTTATTCCAGAAGTATTTGTTACAGATTCTGGTGCCTCAGAATTAAGCAAACATGCTTTAACTAGTTATTTACAAACAAAAGCTGGTGTGTTAATGAAAACAGCCGCAAGTACAGTTTTAGATGCAATTACAGATAAAAAAGAAAAAATATCTAAAGTTGATTTAATTGTGGCTGCCATGAAGGTAGAGAAAGCCGAATCCAAAGCGGCAGAAGACATGAGTGGTCATTCTATAATTGCAGATTTTCATCCAGAATTCCACGCAGTTCCAGAAGTTAAATTAGCTGAATCGGAAACATTTGAATCTAAATTATCCACAAATGCTGGTAAAGCTGAATTTATTTTCGGAACAAAAACAATAGAAGCTGCAAGATCTATCTTAGATAAGAAATTGAAAAAAATGGGTTATAAAAATAACCAATTAAAAGTGGCTTCTTGTGATAAATCGGGTGTATCTTTTGCTGTTTGTACATTAGGTAATAGAATTGGTTTTACAGTTCCTATGAAAATAAAAGAAGGTACAGTCATTGAACCAACAGTATTAATCTGCGAAGGTTCAATCGCTCCGTTAACATCTCAATTTATAGATAAAATGTTAAATGATGGGATTGTTGATAGAAAATCTTTAGCATTAAATTCTTCTCATAATGATTTGAAAAATTCAGAATTATTAGAAATAATAAGAGTTGCAGCATTAGATAATAATATAGATCGTGCAGAAGATGCATTAAATGTATTAGCTCAACGTGATTCAGATTGTTATTTACAAGGTGTATCTTTGTTTAAAGATAACTTGGGTAAAAAAGTCGCATCTGTTGTTAATAAATGCAATTTTGTTGTTAAAAATGCAACCAGAATGAAACCATTATGTGGTCATTTAAACGTGCCTCTTGATGAAGTGTATCAAGACGCACACGGATCATGTGTTCACATTTCAAGAAAAGGAAATGAGAAGATAGCAGAAACAACGGGATTCTTTTACAATAAAATTTTTATGTAAAACATACTTTTATAAATTTTATAAAAAGGTAGCTTTAAAGCTGCCTTTTTTATTATTATTCAAACATAATATTGAAACTTATAGTGGTGGCAAAAAAATGAAATCATCAGAAATGTTAATAGCAATAGCTAATTGGTTAGAGTCAGAAGAAAATGAGGCAATCTTACTAGCAGAGGATGATAGTGATTGTTTAGATGTTGTAGCAACCTCTTGTGTTGCTGCTGCAAAGATATTAAAAACAGCCGCTCATCATTTGAGTGACTTAGAGCCTCAAGAAGATAAAAGTGTCACAATTGATCATTTAGAGCAGTTGGCGACATTAGCAAATAAATTAGATGAATCTGATGATGAGGAATTAAGAAAACAAGCTTCTGTTTTAGATCAAATATTATTTACATTCGCAGCATCTCCTGAAGCTATTAAAGCAAGAAAATTAGAAGATGAAAAAAGAATGGAGCAAATAAAAATAAAGTATAAAGAAAGCCAAAATAGATTTAAAGAAGTAAACAAATTGGCTGATGCAGAGGAAGATGTAAAAAATCATAAAGCTTTAAAAGAAGATGCTATCTCAGATTATCCATTACAAACACGAACATGCCCAGAACACCCTGGTGTTCAAATGAGAAGAATCTCTGATAATGTCGCTCAATGCTCATTAGATAATAAAGTTTTTAATTATGAAGCTGGTTACCAATTATTAGATGGTACAAAAGTTCCTGGCGGTTCCGTTTCGAATCAAAATATATTAGATACTTTCCAAGATAACTCTTCATTTCAAACAAGAGATGATAGATTAAGCAGATAATATGAAAGATAAAGTTTTATTAAAATTACTAGAGTCACCTGATTTAGATGAAATCACATCTAAACTTCTTATGGGTGCTACAACAAAAGATATTCATGAGTGGTTAAAAATAAAATATCCATCTCCTGGAGATTCTGCATTTGTTTTATCTGAAAAAATGCTTAAAGCTTTTCAAGAGAAATATCTTGATATATACTCTACAATAAAAGAGGATTTATATAAAACAAAATCCGAATCCGAACAATTATCTAAAGAGTTAGAGCTTAGTGTAAAAGGTAATAAAACATATAAACAAGCTTTAGCTGAACTGGCTACAAACGAACTTGATATAAAAAAAATGATAGTCGGTATGGTTTGTCAGATAGAACTAAGAATAGGTCAAGTATTTGATCAAATTCAAGAAAACCCTGATAATTTAAAAGGTGATCGTGTTTTGATGGAGTGGTTTGATAGATTAGCAAATTCACTTGAAAAATATCATAAGTTAGTTATTGAACCGCCACAACAGAATTCTGTTGTTAATAATTATAATTTTAATATGGTTGATGAAACTGCTTCCGTTTTTTATGAAGCCATTAAAGAAGTTTTAAATGAAATGGATGTTGAGGTTTCTCTTTTGTTTACGGAAAAATTAACTGAAAAATTAAATAAATTAAAAGAAAAAACAAAAACACAAGCACCAGTAGAAGCAAGGATTGAAGAGGCTAAGCTTTTAACTGAAAAAATGTCAGAAAAAATATGAAAAAAACATCTTACCCAATGTGGGATTATCAAAGCTATAAATCATCTTTTGATACAAAGAAATGGTTAGACGCATTTAATAGTTTGTCTTATTTTGAATCGATGGGACAAAATAAATTCAATGAAATAACACATGGTTGGGATGATTTTGAAAAAACTAAATTTATTGAATGGATGAGATTTTATCAAGAAAGGAATCACTTGAAATACAAAAAAGCACACAGTTATTATTCTAATGGGGATTATTTTTTACCATTAGAATCTGTTATGGGGGATGGTCCAGTATTTCATAGTAAAAAAGATGAAATGCCAGCAAATGATTTGGTTAAAAAAGATATTTTAAATAAATTAAAATCTAAAATCCTAGCTAGATTAAAAGCCGCAGAGAGGCTATTGGAAAATGATCACGCCCATGATTTAATTGGTGATGAGTACGAAAGTGTTTTAGACTCTATTTATCAATTAAGAAAAATAATAACCAAAACAAATAAAACATCAAGAAGTGGCAGGTTGTTTTCTGATTTAATAATAAGAGAAGGTAATAAATTATCCAGAGATGGATTTTTTAAAGGAGCTAATTATTTATATAAAATAGCACAAATGCCGGGTGGAATCGCTCCTGGCGGCGAGGGAACCGTAGCATTGCCTAATTTAACGCCAGATCCAACTGGAGGCGTTTTGCCAACAAATCCTGGAGATGCTACAACGGGCGGTGAAACTCAACCACAACCCGAACCAAACCCCGAAGATGTTGAAGATAAAGATGATGGTGTAGATAAATTTATATCAAAATTAAATGGCGATGAATTAGAAACCGATTCTTTTGAAGTTGATTTTGAAGAAGATGTTTTAGAGGTAAACGATTCTGATATTGATGAAATGGTTGAAGATATTGTTGTTACAGCACAAACATCAGGTTCTGGCGTAACACCTGAAAGAGTTGAACCAAAAGGTTTCGATGATGTTTTCGAAAGTGCATTGGGAAATGTAACTATTAAAGATGTTATTTCTAAAGTAGAGCAATTGTCTAAATTGTTTAAAACCCGTGAAATACCAAGACAACTTTCTATTGTTGATTTAATGTTAAATAAGTTAGATATGGCAAATTATTTCCCAGAGTTATCTGAAGCTACAAATAAAAGTCTAGAATCAAACAACTATGTATCTACACGTATCGATTCTATATTGGCACGTTTATACAGTGCTTTAAACTCCAAACCATTTGATTTAACGCAGCAAAATAACACTAAAATAACCTCTCCTGAAGTTGATGCATTAAAGCGAAAATTAAATGAATTTGAAGAGTCTGAGAAGTTAAAAGGTCAATTAAAAATTAAAAAACAAGTTGATGATTTAAACAAACCAGAAATTGAAGTTGAGCAAAACGAAGCTCCAACAATAGAAGTTGAAGAAGCGCCTGCACCAGCACCAACTCAACAGAGATAATAAATGAAACTAAGAGAAATATTAAAAATAATAGAAAACATATCTAAAGATAAAGGTTATTCTCAACCTTATCTTTGTGGTGGTCTTGTTAGAGATAAATACAGAGATGATTTATCATTAATTAATGATATTGATATTACCACTGGTGATAAAACTGTTTTTTTATTAGCTGATTCTATTTTTGAATATTTCTCAAAAAAGTTTGATTTAAAAACAAGAACAAATAATGATGGTCATAAATCGATTGAATTTGCAAATTTAAAGATTGATTTTTCTAGTAATTTTAATCATCCATTAGCTGAACAAGAAATGATTAAAAGAAATATTAATGTTACAAATTTATTGAAAGAAATGTATAGTAGAGATTTTACATGTAACGCATTGTTGTCAGACATGACATTTACAAAAATCTTCGACCCAACCACAAAAGGGGCTTCTTCTATTAACGAGAAAAAGCTAATAGCTCCATTAAGTCCGGAGATTACATTTCATGATGATAAAAGATTAATCAGAGCCATATATTTGGCGGCGAAATTAAATTATGACTTAAGTGAAGATTGTGTTGAATATCTTAAGACAAGCGATTTGTTTGTTAATCAGGGTTCTTTTTTGAAAAACAAAATAGATGAATCTTTAGATATGAATGCTGAAAAATCTTTAAAAATAATAAATGATTGCAATTTGTGGGATAGAATTCCGATGACAGAAAAGCTTTATTCTTTTTATAAGGATAAAAAATGATTTTATTTAAAAATTATGATTATGGTGATGGTTTGTACCAAAACATGAATGATTATAAAAGTGTTTCTGATTTCTTAAAGAAAAAGAAAAAAAGAAAACGTAGAAAAATAAAAAGAAAATTAGCTTTCTTAAAAAGAAGTTTAGATTTTTATTCTGATAATTATGACGGAATACCAGCCCCATTGTCTTTGGAGATGTATAACACATATTATTATACACCATTAAACGATGATGATGATAAAAATATAAGTGAATTAAACTTCGGCAAAGATATAGAAGATGTTGATGGTGAGAAGCTAAATGAAACTATACCAATTTCTCAAAACTTTGAAAATTCTTTTCTTGATGGTGGATTGCCGGAAGATGAAGATTTACAAACAAAATTTTATTATGATAACAAATACAATCATATAAATAACATAGATATAAGAAATTATAATATTTAAGGGGATATAATGGAAAAACAAGATAAAGAAGATTTTATGTCAGAAATTCTTTCTAAAATTCAAACTGATGAAGAAGAGCCTATGGTTTTGGATCTATCTCCTGAAGATATTGGTTTAGAATCAGATCATGATTTGGAAGTTGATTACTTGCAACTTGAACCATCAAAAGATGGTGTTGAATTTGATGTTGTTATTGGCGACCCTTTGTTATTTGATGGTCATTTTGATCTTGAAAGCGAACATGGTGATGATGCTGAAATATCAATTGAGTTACCGGAATTACCAGGTGTCGATGGACCAGTAGAAGATATAGTCATAGAAGAAGATGAGGCTGATGATCAGCAAGAAAGCCATGACGAAGTCGCGGATAAACCAAAAGACAAATGGGATTGGCAAGCTCATGGACCTGATGGTTTTGTTGCTTGGGTGAAGGAGAGATTTGAATCTGTTCCAAAGCATTCTGGATATGACACTTCTGGTTTAGAAAGAGCTATATCTTATTTGACAAAATTAGATAAAGAAATATCTACAGCAATGAGATTAGATTTAGATGGTGAGTTACCACATTTATTAATCGAAGATGTTAGAGAAGAAATAGAAGATGCATTAGAAAGATTAGAAGATAGATTAGAAAAAGTAAAACAATCTGGTAAAAAGAAAGTTAAAAAAGCAGAATTAAACACAATGTTTAAAACAGCTGGTACCACAAAAATAAATGGCATTGTTATTACAGTTCCTTTGCTTATCTCAAGACTAGCAAGAATTGCTATAAACGGTTTAGTATCTGCTGGTCATGATTTAGGTGATACATACAATAGATTGGTTAAAAAATACAAATTAGATGATAGAGAGAAAGCGGAACTCATGCAGTTATTATCTGATATGGGTTATCCATTAAGACAAGATCGTGGTGTGTTTGATGAAGAATTAGACGTTACATCCTCTGACAATATGGATTTTGCAGCAAATTATCCAGGATAAGGTTTTATGAAAAAAATATCATTAGACAGTGACTATTCAGAAATGGAAGATTTGTTTAAAGAAGAATTGAAAAAAATATCAGTTGAATCTGCACATAAACATACTATAGATCAAATAAATAATATTTTAAATAAAAAACCAAAATTCCCATCTGTTCAAGCAATAGTCGAAGATATGCAAAAAAGAAGCGGTTATCTTGATTATGTAAAGGCTAAAAAAGAATCTAAAGATTTAGAAACTGATGGCAGCATTGACGGTGAACCGGAATTATTTTCTGTGATACCCGGTTTAAAACAAACAATTAATAATATTATAATTGATACAAAAGGTTTATTGCCTGTACCTGCTATTTTTGAAAAATTACAGTCTATTTATTCAAAAGATAGAAAACATAAAGCGTGGGGAGATGTTAAATTGGCTGTTTATGTTAGTAAATTAAATAAACAAGAGAAAACAAAAACGCCACAACAAACCCCACAAAATCTAGGAAAAACAGATGTTTCTGTGGATGATTCAAATGAAGGAATGTTTAGTTTGTTCGAAAATAGATTATAAACAAAACCACCAGAAATGGTGGTTTTTTGTTATAATTTAATGATAGACAATATTTTTGGAGAGTTAAAAGATAAGATATTATCTTATGACCCCGTTTATTTTGCAGAAAAATATTTAACAGTTGATGGTAGCGGTGATCCATTTTTAGTTAGCCAAAAAGGCTGGAAACCATTCGCTGATATTTACAGATATGTTGGTTTAAAATCCATTGAGAAAAATGGCAAACCAATGATTATAGTTGCGTCTCGTCAGGTTGGTAAAACAACCATGGCTGCCGTTGTAGAATGTTATTTCTTAGCCTCCGGCTTATATGGTGAGAATGGTAAGATTCCAATGCGTATTATGCATTTATTCCCAACAATAGGTCACGCTACCGCTTATTCTAAAACAAAGTTTGGACCAATGATTAATGGTTCTAAAACAATAGAAAAAGAAGAAATAAAGAAAGGTAAAAAATATATTAATCATATTCCGTTTATGTCTACAAAGTTAGATAACTCGGTTGAGCAATCTATTACATTTAAAAAGTTTGGATCTAATACGATAGAAATCCAATCCACAGGTATGAATGGCGATCGTATTCGTGGTCGTACTGCTGATGTTATTTTCTTTGACGAAGTTCAAGATATGAGAGCAGATGCAATTGGTAATGCTTCGAAAATTCTCAATCAAAGCAAATTTGGAACTCCAGGTGAAGGTGTTCAAATTTATTTCGGAACAGCAAAAAGAAAAGGTTCTACATTTCATAAAATGTGGCAAAACTCAAATCAACAATATTATCATTTAGGATGTGAAGGTTGTGATTCATTTTTCCCATTATATACACCAGAATCAAACTCTTGGGAAGAAGTATGGATTCATTCTTACACAGTTAAATGTACACATTGTGGACATGAACAAGATAAGAGAGAGGCTGCTGGTCGTGGTAAGTGGATACCAGCAAAACCTGATGATGAATGCCAATTTGTTGGGTATCATATAAATCAGCTTTATATGCCTACATTTGCTAAAGAAACAATTTTAAAACAAAAACCAAATGTTCATGCCACAAATACTGAAAGAATATATCAAAACGAAGTTTTAGGAGAGTTTTATCAAGGCGACGCTTCTCTTATAGATGCTGATGAAATTTATGAAAAATGTGGTGATATGGAAAGATCCATGAGACCTGTAATTCACCCTGGTGAGGAACATATGGTTGTTATGGGTATAGACTTTGGTGGTAAAGCTGATGCTGAACAGTTGGCTAATCCAGAGGCTTCTAAAGGGTATGGTAAATCTTACTCTACAATAGTAATATTATCAGTAAAAGGTGCTGGTTTATTTAATATTGAGTTGGCAATAAAAATGAAAAAAAACGATCCAGAATATAAGAGATCGTTAATTCAACAACTTATAAGACAATATTCAGTTGATTTGGTTGTTGGAGATATTGGTTTTTCTAATGATTTGTCTCAAATGTTATATAAAGAAAATGGAGATAAATATCTTGTATCTAGAGCCTTATCAAAAATATCAGCAATGGGTAGGGCTAGATTTAATAAAGATTTAGATGTTCCAGAAATTCAATTTGAAAGAAATTATTATATTGGTGAGTTTATTGAAAAGTTGAAAAAAGGCAATGTTAGATTTCCATTAAAAGATTATGAAAAAATAGCTTGGCTTATTGAGCATTGTTCTAGTATGGAAATAAAAGCCAATATACCAAATACTGGTGAGCCAAATATATCTTACATAAAAGGAAGTACCCCTAATGACGGTTTTATGGCTATGTTAAATGGTTATCTTGCTTATAAGTTTTTAGTTACAAAAGGCTTTTCAGAGAGTTCGTTATTCGAAAATAAAAACATAGAAAAAAAACAAAAACCATTGATAATTGGTGGATATATAAATAAATTATTATAAGGCAATATGATTAAAACAAGAAGTGAGCAATTTTTAGAAAACAGAAATTTATTACCAGAAGCTACTGATAGAATGAAGAAATCTGTATCTGAATACAGAAGAAATCAAATAAATGAAGATGTGGAAAATGGTTTCTATAAGCAGGGTTCATTTGTGGCTAACAAAACAGGAAAAACAACAGCTGGCGTTGTAATTGGCGGCGGCATGTCCAAAACCGCTCAAGTTGTAGCTAATACAACCAGTCACGCTGGTACACAAGGCGACACTTTTAGACAAGGTCCAGAAATATATTCTCCTCTTTGGTTAACTTCTAATTTAAGTTTGCCAAGAGATAGAGTTACTGTTAACGCTTGGTCTAGAGCCTTCTTTGCTTTAAATCCAATTGTTCAAAATGCAATTTCATTACATAGCACATATCCAATAAGCAAGTTAAATATTAAATGCGCAAATAAAGAAGTTGAAAATTTCTTTCAAGAAATGATTGATGAAATTGGATTAATGAATTTTTGCGTAGAAATGGCTCATGAATATTGGCTTCTTGGTGAGGTTTTTCCATATTTAGAGTTTGATGAATCTACTGGTAAATGGGTTAGGGCTATTATACAAAATCCAGATTACATGACAGTAAAAAGAACTGTTGCTAGTAATGAGCCGATAATAATGATGAAACCAGATGAGCATTTAAAGAAAATAGTTTCATCAAACAAACCATCTGATGTTGAAGAAAGAAACAAATTATCTCCACATATAATAGAATCTATAAAAAGGGGAGGTAATATTGTTCTTAGTAATTTTAACGCCTCATATCTTTCAAGAAAAATAGCCCCATATGAGTTACGTGGTACAGGTTTACCAATTTCAGTATTTAGACAACTTATGTTGTTTGATATGTTAAGAGAAAGTAAATATGTACAAGCTTCTAGTATGGTTAATCCGACTACAGTAGTTAAAGTTGGTGACGGAGATTACAAACCAACACAAAATGATTTAGAATCTTTTCGCGCGATATTTGAACAAGCTGAGCATGATAAAAACTTTAAAATATTTACCCATAATGGTGTAACTATTGAAAGAGTAGGGTTTACGGGTATTAATGATATTAATCCGGATATTACAGAAATTAAAAAAGAAATTTACATTGGTTTGATGGTTCCATCAGTTGTTATGGATGGCGGGTCTGATGTTACCTATGCTAATGGCGGTGTGGCTTTGGATGTTTTAAGACAAAGATACATTACATTCAGATCTATTATGACAGACTGGTTAAAAACAAAAGTTTTTGCTCCAGTTTCTCAAGCTAATGAATTTTATGAATATGATGGTGAAAAAAAGAAATTAATCATACCAGATATCGAATGGAATCATATGAATTTGTTCGATGCTGGCGACTACATAAATGCCTTAAAAGAACTAACAGCTCCCGATCAATCTGGAAAAAAACGCGCCTCCATGCATACGCTATATAGATCCCTGGGTTTAGATTATGAAGATGAAAAAGTAAACATGAGAAAAGAAGCTATTAATGAATTGATAGCTGAAAAAGAAAGAGAAGCTTTGAAACAATATTCTTTAAATGATTTACGTGCATTAAGTGATGATGATGAAATTGTGGAAAAAACCACAACTGTAGCTGGAGAGCAACCAACAGCGGGAGAGACTCCAAATATAGAAATGGGTGGCGGATCATTACCGGGTAGTCAATAATAAATCATTTAATTGGAGTTTTTAATGAAAAAAATGAAAAAAACAGCTCAGTCAGAATATAATGAAATTGGTTTTCACTTTAGCCCAATATTACCTACATTGTTTGAATTATTTTCAGATGAATTAAAGTCTTATGGTCAATCCATCAAGGAATTAGATTCTTCTATTAGAAGCATAGCATCTGGTAAAGCTTCCATTAATGGTACCGATCAATCGATGGAGAAAATATTATCAGCGGCAGAAAAGGCTTATGCTAATAAAGATTACATGTTAGCATCTGCTGAATTATCCAAATTCTATTATAGACTAGCTGAAATTGGTCAAAAAGGCTCTGAATTTTCTATCAAATTAGATAGTGATTCTTATTTAAATCAATTCAGAAGATCTGTAAATGAAGAGCTTTCAAACAAAAGAGATTTTGAACAAAGTGAAACTGTCAGAAACTTTTTAGGAAAACAATCACAACAACAATTTGGTATTACTAAAAAAGCCGATTTAAGTTCTTTTATACAAACAGTATCTCAATCATTTGTTTTGAAATTTATGTTTGGCTCTGTATTTAATAGATTAATTTCTATGGATCCAAACTGGAAAAAATTTCAAGTTAATTTAAAAACCCAATTATCTAAAGCAAAAAGTGATGAGAAAAGAATAAGATCATTATTCGGTGCATTAAAAACCTCTGTTAAATCAAAAGAATATTCTGATTACATTAAAACATATGATATTTTAAATAATCAAATCAACAAAGTTGTTGGTGATTTTAATGAGTTTAAAGTCTCCACAGTAGATCCCGTTGTTGCAAGCTTACCACCTGATCAATCTCAACAATTTGCATCTAAAGTTTCTGAAACCGTTTTAAAACAAGAAAAAGCACAAAAAGCAACAGCTGTTATTGTAACAAATGAAGTTTCTATAAATAGAGCTTTAAATGAAGGTAAAACTCCAAAAGAAGTTGCTACTGAAATAATTCAAAAAGCTGAAAAAGAACCAGATCCTGAAAGTAAAATAATTGATTTAATTGCGATCAATAATTTAACTGTTGAAAATGGTTTAACACAAAAAGATAAAGTTGAATTAAAACCATCATTAGAAAAAGCCTTACCACAAGGTGAATTAGATATTGGTTTAAAATTAGACGAATCTTTAACACAATTAACAGATTCTTTTGAGGTTGATAACAAAGTTGTTTTGCCTACAGAAAGAGTAGAGTCAAATGATATTGTAGAGTCAGCTAGTGAGCCCACTCCAACTGTTGAAGATGTACCCGCTGAATTTATCGAGTCCGTACCCGAGATTCAAGAGGTATCTGCACCAGAACCAGAGCCCGTTCAAGAATTTGATCCTGCAACATTTGTATTAAACATTTCAGAACTATGCAAATCAATAGTTAACTCTTCAAATGATGAAGTGATTTTATCAAAAATCAAACAAATACCAGCATTAATGGATAATGTTTTGAAATTGAATTTAGATTCAGTTCAAAAACAATTAATTTCAGTATCACTTAAATCATTATATTCAAAAGGTACCGGTTTATTTTTAAGCACAAGCTTTGATACTAGAGCTAATACTGTAAAAGCTGAGCTGCCATTTCAAAAAGAAATATCAGCAGCGTTATCTTTGTGCAATGCGGCAATAACATATAAAGAACAATTTTCTTTAAAATTACAATCTGAACAACGTGTTGTTAAATTGATTGATTTATTTGGTGTGAAAGATCAAAATTTGATTGTTTCATTCAATCCACAATCTACAAATATAAAAGAAAAATTAGGTGAAGACGCCAAGTTTTTGTTTAAACAAAAAATTGTCGTTGAAGCAACAGAATTAAATCCATTTTTAAAGATGATTAAAGATGGTGATTTTAAGGTTGCATTCGAGTCTTTTATTAATTTAGTCAAACAAAGAATTGAAGCGGAGAAAACTTCACAAATAGGTACCACTGGAAGTGTTGGTTCATTTCTAAATAAACTATCTTCTTTTATAAATAAAAAAGAATTTAAAGAAGAAGATGTTGTTTCTTTTATAAATACATTATACACATTTAAATTCAGAAAACATCCAGATAAAAGCATTTTCTCACAAAATTTCTTTGAAGAAGTTGAAAGAATCAAAAGAGAATCATCTTTAAAAGATGTTGTTGTAGATATAAAACCTAAAAAACAAAAACCAAAATTAACAACTCTTGTTGATTATATCTCGTCATTATTTTCAGAACCAGTGTCAGATGTTGACACATCTGAGTTAAGCAATCGTTTGTTATTGCTTGATCAGTTATCGGCATATATTTCTGAATCCGATCAAAAAGATGAAGCAATAAAAAACACAGTTAAAACTTTATATGGTAAAAATGATGTTGATGGTTTTGTTGAGAACTTAACAAAATTATTGGATCTAGGTAGTTTATCTGAGTTTTTATCAAAACATCCAAGTCACAAATATTACTATGACAAAGTTTCTAAATCAGTAAACAAATTGTTAGAATCAATGTTTGTACAAAAGCCAGTTGAAGATAAATATGATTTATCATTTGATGATGAGGAATTAAAAACAGACATATCCAAGTTTAATCTTTATATTTCCATATCAGATTTATCAGATAATGATATTGTATTGTCTGAAAAATGGTTGGATGATTTGTTAGAGATATCACAGCTTTTAACAAGTGATGAAGGATATAAGGGTAAAGATGGAATAGAACTAATATCGTCCATATTATTATCTGGTGAAGACGTTTCAGATGCTGATGATTTATCGAAACATTTAAGTGATAGTGTTTTATCTGAGGCTGAATTGGCTGCGATTAAAGATAAAACAAAAGACACATTTTCGTCAGCGTCTTTATCTGAAAAATTCAATTCACAAGTACAAGAAATACAACAAGTATTATTTTTAATTTCTGAAAAATTAAAAACTTCAATAATAGAAGTAAAACAAGAAGAGATACCATCCATTGTTGAAGCTCCTTCTACCATTGAATCACCTGTTGATCAACCTAAAGTTGTCAGAAAAAGAAAAATGGTAGATATTAAAGAGCCAGATTCTATTAACCCTATTGATGCAAAAGAAGTTGTTACAAAGCAAGATGTCACACAAGATGTTTCAATGGATTTTGCCTTACCATCTTTTATATCTGCAATAGAAAATAAAATAGATTTTAGCAGAGTAAAACAATTGGTTGTTTTTTACAAATCTCTATCAGATTTGTATCAAAAAATAGAAACAACAATACCTTTGAATGATTCTTTAATCAAAGAGTTAAATATGTTTTTGTTTGGCAAACAATTAAACGCAGCTGATTTTATGGCTGAGATCTATAAACTAAGATTATCAAAAGTAAATAGCGAATCTATTTCTAAAGTATTATCCAAATATCATTCTGAATTAGAGAAAAATGATCCAGAAAATTTCCAAGCTTTATCTGAAGTTTTGAATCTAGCAAAAACAGCCAGAACAATCCCTGGGAAATTTAACAATCTTATACTAGATATAAACAGCTTATACTCTGATAAAGTAGAAAATGGTGTTATAGGACCAGATGGTTTGATTGTAAAAGGTCAATTTAAAGAATCTGAAATGTTTATATTTGATATGTTTAGTAAAACAGCAAAATCATTATTTAACTTAAAACAATCATTAAAAATGAAAAGAAAAGCGAAATTAAATGATAAACTAAAACAATTACTAAACAAACATTCTAAGTACGATGTCTAATTTATCAAATCAATTTTTCATAAAATTAAAAGAAATTTGCAATTCGATTGGTATGAAGCCAGAAGATGTTTTGCTCATTATGAGCAGCGAATCTGGCTTAAACCCATCGGCTGGCAATTCTATTGCATCTGGTTTAATTGCCGCAACCACTCAAACATTAAATGCTGCTGGTTTTAAGGGGTCTCATAAAGACTTTGCACAACTACCAGATTTTAAACAATTAGATTATATACAAAATGTGTTGAAGTCACAAATAGCAATGAATGGTGGCAGACCTTTTCCATCTGCCGCTCATTATTATTGTGCAAATTTTTTGCCAGCAGTTTTGTCTAGAAAAGACATTCAAAACGGTGACTCATCTGCTATATTAGCTGAGAAAAATCCAACGGCATCTTACATACCTGGTCAATCTGTGAGATTTTCCAAAATAGTATATGATCAAAACCCTGGTTTGGATCAAGATAAAGATGGTAAAATAACGTTTGGTGATTTGCAAAGAATTTTAGAATCTAAGAAAAAGGGTAAATTATATCAAGATGCTTTATCAGCTTTTTATAAAGCTAATAATTCCCAATCTAACAGTGAACAATTAATAAAATCAGATATTAAAGAACCTTCCAATAATGCTGGTGACATAATGAAAAAAATATTAGAAACATTTCCTAAACAAGCAACAAAGATTGTTGTATTGAATCCAGATAAACACTGTGCATTAGAATTCTGCAAAGTCGCATCTATGGCTTTGTTTGAAGAGTTAAATTTATCTTCATCAATTTATTCAGATGATCATCATAATCATCAAATTGTTATAGAAAAAAAATTAAATGATTATCAAAAAGAATCCGTTGCTATGGTTTTAGAATCTGTTTCCGAGTCATTTAATAAATTAATTCAAAAAACATCATTTAAAAAATTAGCATTTGTTTTGAATGAGAAATGTCCAATTGGTTTTGAAATAAAAGAAAACCAATTAAATTCAATTACAAGACAATTTTCTTTTAAATTGTTAGGTGATAAATGAACTCCCAAATGATTATTGATGCTGTAGAGAATTCTAAAAAAGAAAAACATTCATTTTCTGAATTTATTTTTTCAATTTTAAAAGATAAAATTGTAGAAGTTTATGTTGGTGATTCTTTTGAAGTAATTAAATTTGAACAAACAGAATCAAATTACCCAGCAGTATTCATAGGTAAATTGATAGCCGCATATCAAGAGTGTATTGTTTTGGAGTGTGTATACATAGACACTCAAACAAAATCCGTTCAAAATGGAAATCACCTTTTCATACACGAGAAATCTATCAAAGCGATCGATTTAGCTGATAATAAGGGTACATTAACAGATGCGTTTTTAACAAGCAAAGATTTACCTGCAATTTTGAAACATATAAAATGAGATTTTATAAAATATCAATACTTTTGGATTCTTTTATCAAACTTTCTTACATAAGAAAAGTAAAGAATAAATATGTTGTTTATTCTGAGAAGGGTAAAGTATTGGGTAAATACGACACCAAAAAAGAAGCTGAAAAAAGATTACAACAAATACATTTTTTTAAATATAAAAAAGCTAAAAAAATTGATTTATCTGAAGCAGATTCTTTATCATTAAGTGGTGTTTTACGTTTATTAAGAAAGAAATGCACAGAAGAGCAGGTTTTATATTTTTTAAAAAAATACCATGAAAAATTCATGGAGGCATTATCTAATAAAAAAGAATTTCTTCAGGATCAAGTTTTAGAAGAATCTATCAAATCAGTTGATACTTTTTCTGTTTCTGATATTTTAAGTAATTCTAGAGAGTATATGGATGATTATAGAGCCTCTATAGTTGAGGATCATTGGAGCAAATCTCTATCTCCACCGCTTCCTCCTTATAACTCTTATTTATATAAAAGTGATGATAATGATGAAGAGTATGAAGAAACAAATCAAACTGATGTAAAAGAAAATCACGTACCACAAATTGGAAGTACAGAAGATTATGCGATGACATATGGTTTAGGACCAACTCAATTAAGAGGCATGAATTCTGTAGAATAAGGAATAAAATGATTAAAAAAGCATATGTAGCCCAAATGTCTTACGAGATATCTTCTGAAGAAAAGCAACAAGCTTTGCAGGTTATGTCTTGTTTTAAACAAAATCAAAAATATCTCGACAAAGCATTATCTCATTTAGAAATAATTTACACATCATTTAAAGATAGTGAGTCCTCGGATCCAAAAGAAATTTACAATCACAGATCTGCATTTCGTAGGTTCAGAGACAAAGTTGTTGAGAATTTTAATGTATTTAAACAATCTTCTTTAAGATGCGTTTCGGCATTGAGCCCATTCTCATCAGATACACAAATAGTTAAAATAACAAAATCCTACATCTCTTCTATTGAAGTGTTAGAGGAACATATTAATGATTTTGTTAAGTTATTTGAAGCAATTGATGCCAGTGACTTTATCGCTCAATCAATAAAACAAATTGATATTATAAAAAAACAATGTGATGAAATAGAAACTTTGATAAATGATAGAGTTAAAAAATATGTTAAAGAAAACATAATTTCTGACAATTGGGTAAATCAAGTCGGAAAAGAGTTAGATTTAAAAGTTCAGAAAAAAGTTCCACTATTACAAAAATTACACAATGAAGGATAATTATGTTTATTAAAACAGGTGATGGTAAGATTGATAAAGTTCTTAAAAAAGAAGATCTTACAGAAGAAGAATTGAAAAAAGCAAATAAAATGGAAAAAGAAAAAGAAAAGAAAAACTAACAAAAGGAGAGATTTTTCTCTCCTTTTGTTTATTTTGTAATATTTTTATTTTTATATACTAAAAATTAGTTATATTTTTGATATTATCGGCTATTAGCTGAAGTTTGTAATTAAATTGAACAAGGATAAACAAATGGGTTTTTTAAAACTTGGTGAACCTATCTCTATTTCTAAAATAGAGGAATATAATCCGGAATCCCCAATAATTGATGATGATGTTGTTGACGATTTTAAAAAGACAGCACAACACTTAAAAAAAATAGCTCCAAAAGCAAAAGACTTTTTATATTTTGTTGCTACAATTATTCACGCAGCTGAGGCGTCTGCTTATAATGAAAATGGAGAGCCTAAACTAACAAAAAGTGGTGAACCAGTATCTGTGGGCTGGGATAAAGATTGGAGATGGATTTCAAATGATGAATCCATTAAACCATACAGAAATGCAAATCATGACATTTTCCCAGAATCAGCTTTATTAGAGGTGGTTGCTGGTGAAGATATTCCTGCTTATAAAAAATGGGTCGGAAAACCATTATGTATTGATCACAAATCATCTTCGGTAGATCATGTTAGAGGTTTTATTGTTGATACTTATTATGATGCGCAAAGAAAAAGAGTTGTTGCTTTATGTGCTTTAGATAAGATAAATTTTCCAGATTTAGCAAGAAAAGTATCTACGGGGTATTCAAATAATGTTTCTATGGGTACTGGTGTTTCTACAGCCGTATGTACAGATTGTTTAAGGCAAGCGAAAACGGAGGCTGATTTCTGTAATCATATGAGAACAAAAAATTCATATGGTGAAATTAATTTAGGTTTAAATCCAATTGAATTATCTATTGTTGTTACACCAGCAGATGCAAAAGCTAAAATAAAACATGTAATTGCATCGATGCAAAATTATTTGAATTTAAGAAATGAACAAATTAAAAGTGCAAAAACAGATTTTCATTTTAATTTAGGCTCATCATCATCAGAATCTGATGATACAAATAATTTAAATTTTGGAGGATCTTATAGTTCTGTGGATGATTTAGAAGCAGAAATATTAGAATCTTTGAAAATTTTAAAAGAAACAATGCATAAAGACAAATCTGAAGATATAGATTCAAGCGCAGCTGATTCTTTAGATGATACACAGACTTTTGAGGTAAGTTCAATTTCGCCTCCAGTCGCTAGATTTGCAAGTCAAGATGACTCATTAGCATTAATGAATCGCTTACATCAATTAGAATCTAATTTTTTTGAAATGAAAGATAAATTTAATCAGTTAACGAGTAACAAGGAAAAAGAAATGTCAGGTAAATTACAAAACAGAACAGCTTATTTTCAAGGTGGTGGCGGCGTCAATGAACCAACTCCGGGTAAACGCAAATATGAAGTCGAATCTGAAAATGAAGATTTGCGCTCCGAAGATAAACACATGAAAGTTGAGCCAAATAGCATGGGTGGAGATTCTGGTATGCACCCAGGCGTTAAAAGCGTTCCAATGAGCGAATTAGAAAGAAAGAAAATGTTAGCTCGTGCTGAGTTGGAAGATCGCGCAATGAGACGCGCTGCCGCTTTAGAATCCGCTAAAGCATCTTTGGAAAAATCTTCTTATTTCCAAGGTGGTGGTGATGTAAATGAACCAACACCAGGCAAACGTAAATATGAAGTTGATCCATTAAATGAGAAGCTAAGAAAAGAAGATAAACACATGGTTGGTCAAAAACCATTCCCAGGTGTTGGAGATGTTGATGGTTTACACCCAAGCCCAGAAAGTGCTGATGAAAAAGACGAATTAAAACGTAAACAAAAACTATCACGCGCAGGTTACAAAGCAACATTCCATAAAAAAGCCTCAGAAGGTGATTCGGTTTGGCGTGTATCAAATGGTGACAAAGTTGTTTTCGCAGCAACCGTTGATCAATTAACTGATGGTAAAGCTGATTTATTTTATAATCAAGTTGCTACCAAAGAATTTGGTGCAAAATTAATGAGCAAAGTCGTTGCATCTGGACCAGCTTCGATTAAAATTAAAAAAGTTTCTCAAGAATTACCAGAAGCACCACCAGCAGAACCAGCTGCTCCAGCTCCAGAAGCCACACCAGAAGTTTCTCAATCTATGGATGTAAAAGATATGGATATGGGCGGAGATGGTGATCCAAAAGAGCAATTAAAAGTTACTTTGGAAAAAATTCAAGAATTATCTTCGGATGCAATCGAAGCTTTCAGAGCATTAGCTGATGAAAAAGCTGAAATGGGAGACGCTCCATTAACAGCATCGGCTTATAACAAAGCTTTATTCAAATTACGTAAAGAATTACACGGTGAATTATCACAATCTTTCCGTGAAGTCATTGCCGAATTAAAAGATTACGAAGCAGAATTAACAACATTAGCAGATGTTCACGCAAAGGGTTTAACAAAACAAGCTCAAAAAGAAGTCTTAGCTGATTCTACAAAGTCCGCATTAGCTGACGCAAGAGCGGCAATTGCTGATGGTTTCGAGTTAATGGGTGCATTCACAAGCTACCTCAGATCAACACAAGCCATTCTCAAAAAAGCAGAAGCCGAAGAGGCAGAAGCTGCTGATGAATATTCAGCAGATGATCTAACAGCTATGTTAGGTGACGGTATGCAAGCAGAAGATATGGAATCTGATGATGCAGATCCAATGTTAAGCGCTGATGACATTCATTCGTTAGATTCTGATTTAGCAGATTTAGACTCTATGATGGATGATGATTGGTCGGCTGATGATGAGCAATCGGGAGAAGATGATTCTGATGCATCCGATGAGGAAGATTCGGATGATGCAGATGACATGGATGCAGTTGTTCAAACTCCAGATGGCACAAAAGTTGAATTAAAAGATGGCACAAAAGTTGTTTCCGCATCATTCGACTTAACAACACCAGCTGGCAGAAAAGCTTATAGAGCAAAATTAGCCTCTGAAGCGTTAGAAATGTCTTCATTACTACATGATGCACACAAACATGATGACCAAGATTTAGATTTGGAATACAAAACAGAATTGGCTCATATTGAAACACTAGAAGAGCAACATGATGCTATGATGGAAACATTAGCTCATACAGCTAAAGTTAAAAAAGAAGCAGAAACAATTCGCCAATTAGTCGCCGAGGGTTCGTTAGATGAATCTGATTTAGACGAATTAGTTGCACGCGGTTTAGATAAAGAAGCTTTGGATTATTACAAAAAATACTTCAGCCAAACCGAAGGTGGTTCTGAATTCGCCGCTGAATTAGTTAAAGAGCACGTTAAAGCAGAAATGCAAAAAGATTTGGAATTACACAAAGCAAAAGTTCAAAGAGCCTTTGCATTAGCAAATAAAATGGCATCACGCGGAATGTGTGCAAAAACAGAATCAGGAATCTCAACCCAAGTTGATCAACTCATGACATTTGATGATGTACAATTTAACGCCATCAGACAAATGGTAGAGAATCAACCAGTCAAGACTGCAACAGCCGGCGTAATGCCACAAGTTGGAATCAGCAATGGTTTATCTGAATCAGACAGCTCATCTTTGGTTGATCAATTATCTGGATTATTCTCGACTCCAGGAAACCGCAGACAATTCTAATTAAGTTGGGGCTAGTATACTAGCCCCACCTTTTGTCTTTTTATTTACGAGGTTTTATGAAAAATATATACGGTGACTTAGTTGCAAAAAGTATGGATAGCTTATTAAAAAGCGATGACTATAAAAAAATGTTTAAAACAGCATATAAAAAATGTGCAAAATGTGATAAACCATGCGAAGGTGATGAGTGCGAAGCATGTGATATGCAAGCCGCAGATACTCAAGCAGCTGATTCGAAAGAAGAGATGTCAGCTGAAATGAAAGAAGAAGCTGCTTATGCAGATGCAATTGCTAATTTAATTACTGCATCGGAAGCTTTAGATTCTTTGGGTTTTGCAAAATCAGCATCTAAAACATTAGAAATTGCTTCTATTGTTATTGAAGCTAAAAAATTAACTAAAGAAGAGCAAAAAGCAAAAATGAAAGCTTTACGTGACAAAGCTAAAGCCAAGAAAGAAGAAATGGCTGCTAAAGTAAAAGCTAAAAAAGAAAAAGAAAAACTCAAAAAAGAAGAAATGGCTGCCAAAGCAAAATCTAAAAAAGAAAAAGAAAAAATGATGGCAGAAGAGAAAGCAAAGAAAATGTTAGAGAAAGCAAAAGAAAAAGGTAAATAATCTTTTAAACAATTACCAACTCCTAGCAATGTTAAAGCATTTTGCTAGGAGTTTTTCTTTTTAGGAATAGCTATGTTTAAATACGCATTTGATGAAAATGATTTAATACAAGATTTTAAAAACAAATTAGAATCTAAACCACAAAAAAATGATAACAATGATTTGATGGAAACATTGAAACGTGCATCTTATTTGTGTGAAGAGTTGGATAAACAAGGGGCTTATAAAGAAGCCGAATTGTTGACTGTTATGATTGAAAAAATATCAAAAGTATTATCTGGTGAGAAAGTTGAAATTAAAACAGCAGAAGAACATATGTTTGATGCAATATCTAAAGATTTAGATAATCAATTTTCAAGATCACCATCCGCATTAAAAACAAATAAAACAAATAAATATCTAGCCAATTTAAAAGAAACCGGCACATTATTTGGTCGTGATGAATTTAAATCAGATGATATATCATACCAAGATGATCCGGGATTAATTGTTGAAGAGAATTACGACCCGGAGTTATTAGAAAAAGATATATTGTAAGGTGAAATATGTTTAGAATTTTACAATCAAGTTCAGGTATACCATACTCTTATCCAGTAGATCCATCAGCAACATTTGAACCCGGTCAAGCAGCCCAGCTAACTGTTATTGGTAATATTGTCGTTGCCACGGTATCTAATGGTATGGCTCCTATTGGAATTATAGATGATATAAAAACAAGCAAAATGAGTTCTACTGTTTGGAATGAAACGTTTATTGTTCCATGTCCAATTACAGAAACAGATGTTAATGGTAATATTGTTACTTCCATAGACATGACTCATACATTAGAAAATTCTAATATTATTAAAAGTAGTTTTATTTGTGGTATTGATGTTGCACTTAAAGATATTAATGGTGTTATTATCATACCAAGAGGTACTGTATTAAATCATTCAACTACGAATACAATGGTAGATTCTATTAAATCTTATGTAAATTATTCATATTATATTGCAAACATACCTGGTGACGATTCTACATTGAATTCGGGAAGAGTAACGGTTTGGTTTGATAGAATGATGATTGAAACAGATCAATTTGAAACCAATCAAACTTATCCAGTTAATGCAAATTTATATATAAATACAAATGGTAAATTTACCACAGCCAAACCATCTGTGAATCATCCAGTTGTTGGAATAGTAACTCAACCACCAAGTCCATTAAATCCATTTTTGGGAGTATTTTGGAACTAAAAAATTTTAGGATATTATGTCAAACAAACCAAATAAAAACACTGAGGAAGTAATCAAATCATTATCAGGCATTGCTTTATCTAAAGGTTGGGTGAAACAAAACCCGGTTAAAGTATCTGTTGCCTCATTTGAGCAAACTGGAGTTTTGGAAAACGATATTATTACTTTATGTGCTGGTTTAAAACAAAATGGATTGTTTGATGAAGCCGAAGTAATTGAGTCTGAATTTTTAACTTATAAAAAAGCAGAAGTTGATTATGAGAAAAAGCAAAAAGCTTTAGAAAAATTTATTCAAGACTCTCATAAAAATGACTCTCTAATTGCCGGTCATAAAGTTAAAAATATATTTGAAATAAAAGAAGATATGCTTAAATCTTTTTCTAAAGATAAAAAACTAGCATATGCTTTAAATAAAATAAAAAAAGTTGCTCAAAATGAATTGGTATTATCGGCAAAACAATTGTCAGAATTGCAAATATTAATTAATAATGTAGCCTCTAGAATAGAAGATTTAGGCATGTTACTCATAACAGATCCAGATTCTTCAAAATCAGATAATGCTCCAAATTATAAAGCGGATTTAGATAATTTTGCAAGAAATGAAATTAAAAAATATTTATCACACCCACAAGATTTTAAACAAGCAGAATTTGGAGTGCTTAAAGTTTTAAATAATTATGAAAGCAAATGGACGGGTATTACTCCCAGAGACTTGTCTTCAAATGGTGATGAAATTTTAAAGAAATTAAAAGGCGAAATATTAGCTTCTTTATCAAAGGCTAAAGAAATAATATCAAAAGCGGAATTTTCTAAAATAACAGAAAAAGAACCAAATGAAGTGAGTTCTGATTTGTTAGATAAAGATCAACAAGTTAAAAAAACATATAAAGACTATTTAATTAAATTAAAAAGATATGTTGGTTTAATAAACGGTGAAACAAAAACATTTGAAGATCCAGAAGATGTTAGAGTGATTAATGAAAAATGGGCATCAAATGCTTATCCAATGTTTTTAAGTCAAATATCCACTTATCAAAAACAATGTGATGATTCTGTTACATCTACGCAAGAATTAAAACTAAAAATTAAAAAACTTTCAGATAAAGTTTTGACATTTGGTAAATATTTTGCTCCAGATTTGACAAAAGATTCAAGAGAACCATTTCCAATATTTCAAGGCTAAACAATGATTAAAACATCACAAAAACGATTAAGTGGTAATTTGCCAGGGTTAGATGACCCTTCTCCTAAAACAAAATTACAACCACAAACAAATCAAACACAAAACCAACCACAAGCGTCAGTTCAAAGATTTTCTGCGAATCCAAAAATAAAAGAAATGCAAACTAAAATACAAGAGTTTGCTCAAAAACTTTTATCTTACGCATCACAACAACCTATTGTTGGTAAACCTGCTGATGCAAAATTAGATAAGGGAAAAGAAGCTATATTGGATTGGATTGATGAAAACTTTTTAAGTGCAGTTAATTTGTCAAATGATGCTGAAGCAAGAGAGTTTACTGCAAAAGAAGATGATATGGAATCTTATATGGATAAATTAAAAAGATCCACGGATTTCATTCAAAGCAGAAATTTGGCACAAACATTAAATCAAATAGGCTCACCTAAAAGCAAAGAATCTGTTGCAGAAGGTGTTTGGGGTCCAAGAACTCAAAATGCTATTAAAATAGTTGCTATGTTTGGCGATGCTTTAAGTAAAGCTATTGATGCTTTAGAAGGTTCTTCCGAGGTTTCTTTTGATAAACGATCTGTTGAATATATTAAAAAAATTCATGAGATCTTTGATTCAAATGCAAAAGACAAATTAACAGATGCACAAAAATCTAAATATGCAGATTACATTATTCTTTGTGTTAAATCACTTTCTAAATCTTTTGATTCGTTTATAAGATATGCTGATAAATCAGGTTTAAAAAGCTACATATCAAGTGGTGTTGACGGAAATGGTCCAAGACAGCCATTATTTCAAATAACTGATAAAGGTCCAACCTCTCAGATTGGCTCTGAGATTGAAAAATATAAATCTCAAATATTGAAATCAAATTTCAGCCCCATAGCACTTCCAATGGGTTTAGTATTACAACCAAAAGTTTTATTAGATCCAATTTCATTTAAAACAGAAGTACAAAAACAAGCTATACAAAAGGGTTTAATTTCTTTGGAATCAACGTCTGAAGAGATAAAAAAAGTATTAGAACAAGCATTAAATGAATTAACACAGGTTTCTTCTGTACCGGCTCAGATGGGGTTAAAATGATTTTTAAAGATCAACAATTAATAAATGACTTAATTAATATTGGTTTAACAAAAGAAGCACAAGAACAACCAGTAGTACCTAACCCTGTTGTTAGAGAGTTAGCTAATTCTTTAAAAGAAAAATTGTTATCTCAAAAACAAGTAGACGCCGAAGCTTACTTTGCATCAAAAAATGGTGGAACAGTAAACTTAAATGTAAATGATCTTAGAAATCTTGGTGATTTGGTTAGATGGTTTGCTTCGAATGGTATTACATTCAAGGGTAAAGAATTAGCTATCCCCGGCACACAACCATCTCCTGGTCAAGGTTGGTTGATAATTGACGCTGCAACATTTGATAGAAATAGAGATGATAATAGTCAAGTAATAAAAGAGCCTTTTTGGATTAATATTGAGTCGCTAAAAGAATCTTTAGTTGTATTAAGAGATATTGCTTTTAAACAAAATAATGTTGTTTTCAAAGCAATGATTGGTCAGGCTATTAATTCTTTTAATTCTCAATCAAATTTAAAAGGAAGCTCGGTTATTTCACCAAAAAGTGATTTATCAGATCAAGAAAGAAATTTATCTGAAGATCAAATGTTAGAATCTGAAAATGATTATATTATAGATGCTTTTAATTTTACTACTTTTGAAACAAAAGATGTTAGTACAGATGGCATTGATGAGGTTGTTTCTTCTATACTACAAAACAAGCCTCTTGTATTAGAGGGTAAGTCTCATAAAATACGAATAAAAGACATATTAAAGCCGGGAGATTTTATTTCTTTTATTCAAAGAGAAAAAATAATGCCAACTGATAAATTCAATGGCACAGCTTTAGAAGTAAAAGATTCACAATATTGTGTTATTTTTCAAAACTTTTACTTAAGAGCTAAATTATTATCCAGATCTTTTACATCTGATTCTAGTAATAAATCAATGAAATTAGCAGCGGCTGCTACTAAATTGTATTTAAAGACATTAGAGTCATGTATTAAAATGATAAGTTCATGTCCAATTCCAGAATCACAAATTACAGGCTTATCTAAAAATCAGCCTAAAACAGATGTGGCAGCTCCTCCTGGTGGATCTCAAAATGTTGTGAAACCAAAAGTTGTAAATGGAATTGATCCAGCATCAATAGCTAGATTAACAGCATCATTAATGAATGTTGGTGACATACTGTCATTTAACACAGTTGATTTAGATAAAATCTATAAATTCTCAAGCTGGTTATATACTTTAAATGAGGGGAATTCATTAGGCGAATTAGGTTTAGAAATACAAAAAACAATTCAAAAACTTAATGAATACAAAAACAATTTAAGGTTAGGCGCTTCAAACATTCTAAACATAACTAATTTCTTTGGTAAAACAAATGAAAAAGAATTTTTCAATAGATTATTTGAAGCGGGTGTTGGTACATATAAAACAATTTCTTCTATAAATAATACATATGTACAACCATTTATGTCTACTCTTGCAGATTTGATTTCATCTGTTGTATCTGCTTTTGTTGTAATGCAAAGAACAGAGGGTTTATCATCTGAGGCTTATAAATACATTGAAAAACAAATAGGTAATGCCGGTTCTGACGGACCAGCTTTTCAAAATGTAAGAAGAATTCAAGCATTAAAAGATCAAATGCAAGATTTCGCATTAAAAGCACAACAAAATTCTATGAGAAACTTTTAATATGAATATAAATTCTTATGAACAAAAAATTGCTTTAAGATTGTTTGATGTTTATATCATCAAACAATCTGATATGAGTGTTTCACCGGAGACAATAACATCTGGTATTACATCTTATTTATCAACTAATTTTAAAGATATTGATGGTTGGGCTATTTTGGAAAAAGTTTTAAATCCTATAGTTATTGCATCAATATTTAAATTTATAGGAATTTCTTCTTGGTGGTCCGTATTAGCCGGTGCTGTTCTTGAGTATTTTGATATTAGATTATCTGATATAATTAAAAGTATTTGCTCTTCTATTTATGATATTGTAAAAACAAAAGTAAAACCAACAGAATCGCAAATTGCAAACATAGTAGATTCTACAATTTCTAATTTTTTTCCTGGAACAGAAAAAGTTGCAACAGTTGAACAATTGGATGCATTAAGTAGAAGATTTAAAACAGAATTAATATTATCTTTAGAAAAGAAAGCACAAATATCATCATCGATAGCTGGTTCCGCTTTAAAATTATTTTTCAAACATTTTTTTGGAGCATTAATTGGTCAAACATTAACTTCAAAAGTAAAAGAAGTTTTGCCAACAAACATTTTACCACAAGAAGTTAAGCAAGTAAAATACCCAATCAAATCATCATTTCAGAATAAAAAATATTTTAGTAATGTTTCTAGATCATATGATGATGTTGCAAATGATACATCAGTCACTAAATTTTTAATAAGTTTGGCTGATGAAAAGTATGATGTTACAAAAATAATTAATAACATTTTAAATAATGATGCTTTTTTTGAGGCAAAAAGTCTCATATTACAAGAATCGTTAAATTCACCAACAAAAACAATAACGATACCTAGTTTATTCTCAGACAAATCATCATTAATTGATTATTTTATGAATGATGTCTTTGAAGAATCTAATTTATAAGGATTTATCATGCCTAATGATGTTTTAAAAGAATATTACAAAATAGCTTTAGAAAAAGGTTTAATATCTACTGCCAAAGACTCTTCTGATTCAAAGAAAAAGTTAGAAGAAAATCCAAGAGTCGGATCTGATACAAAAGAAATAATTGAAAAATTATATTCATTTACAAGAAAAGATCTTGATGGTAATGTAACAAATAAAAGCTGGATAGAGGAAGCTCATCCTGAGCCTGTTGTTTTGTTTAGAGCTCATGATAAATTAAATGGTTTACTTGAGAATGATATTGAACGACAAAGAATTATTTTACATCAATTAAAACAAAAAGATCTTTCATTATCAAAAATGAAAGTTGAAGCTTCAAAAAACAGATTAATACGAAACATTCTTTTAGCCGCTTCTAAATTAGAAGATAAAGACACAAAACTATCAAAGATTGCTGATGGTTGTTCTAATTTACTTTTAAAGCAAGCTTTGGCTCCATTGGCAATTGGTTTGTTAACTGTTTTACCAGTTATAGCCGCGGCAGCTTCATCTCATATGAAGCCATTAGCAAATACATTATCAGAAGCTACAGTTAAATTAAAAGAAGATTTAAAAGATATTTA